TCTTTTCTTATCTGGTTAATCTTTGTTTTATTAAAATAAGATTCCCATAATGGTTTACCATCCTCTAATACTCTATGAAAAATAACATCCCACGTATACTCTTCTTTTTTATTCTTAGCCTCTAAGTACCCATCATATATAACCTGTAAAGCAGAATCATAGTGAACAATAGTACCAATCAACCAAATAGAACCTTCATTTCCTTTTGATTCCTCAAGAGATGGATAAACTGTAGACATCAACCACTCTTTAATTTCTCTTCTTCTGTCTGGAGTCTTAGTGTTTAACTCAGATTCAAAGTCATCAAGTATAATATTTGTATATCTAGTGCCTAGTTCAGACCTACCTCTTAATCTCTGGCTTGTTCCTTTAGCTATCAACCTATCACCACGACTAGTAGTTATCTCTTTCTCTGTCCACTTATTACCCATCATATCTCCAAAATAATAATTTAATGCATTATTATATTCAATATGATTTTTTATATACCTTAAGTGATCTACTGCCTGACCTTGTTCTTCAGATACCCAAGCCGCAAACTCTTTTTTGCCTTTAGGATTGAAGTATATTCTATGAAGTAAAGCTGCTTTAGCCATTGTAGACTTAGAATGTCCTCTAGGAAGAACTATACATAGCTTTCTTAAACTTCTGGTTAGTAGTTTACTGCCAACCTCATAATGAAATGGAGCTGGAGAACTCTTCATAAAGTCTTCAGGTAAGAACAGTTGTCCAAAAGCAACCAAATCTTTGGATACCATATTAAGAACTCGTTCTTTTTCAGAAAGATTGCTAGATACTATGTTAAAATTTTCTATTGTACCAATCTCCACTTTGAATTACTTTAAAAGAATTGCTTCTTTGCATCAATTCGTCTCCAGCTACATACACCCAAACATTCTCTGTTTCTCCACTATCCATTTTAATATCCGCCTTTACTCGCCTATAAAGACCAGAATCAACACCCTCATAGATATCATACCTAGCTAAGTCTTCTTTATCTACAGTATGCACCTCTACTACAGTTCCAGAGCCATTATTATTCTGAATCACTGCTGGAAAAGTATGATGCCCTGGGTAAACCAATGAAGAGTTTTCTAATATACCTGTATTTTCATTCCCACTTCTCAATGTTCCATATACAGCTAACTTCATTTTTTAGCTTTTGCTTTTTTCTTTTTTAAATCAAACTTGATAGAACCTATCTCAAAATTTTTAGGATAGTTTTTTCCTCCAATAATGTTTAATCTAAAATCATTAAATTTTTCTTGATTTATAAGATAACTAGAGACATAGTCTTTTAAGATTTCATCTTTTAAATCCTTGTGAACTTCTATTTCTAAATTAAAATTAACTTTTTTCATTAACTCACTCCATGTATTTCTGGTAAACCGACACTATCTATCTCTAACTTCTCATCATATACAGTAAGGCAGTTTACGCATTCCACGTAAAGATTATCACTGTCTAAGTTTTGAATTATAAAAGCCGTTGGAAACATTTTAGAACCGCAAAGATCGCAGTTCTTAGAGTTCAACTTCTTTTTCAGCCGCTGCAAGTTGCTTGACTTCGCCTGACCCGATTGCATCTAGTTGCTCCTTTGTAAATCCTTGGAATACAGCAACGGACTCAGTTCTCTTCTCAGTATCCATCATTCCGCTGATTTGCATTAAGGTCTTTATTGCTTGAATCTTATCTCTATCCTGTGAAGCTCCACTATCTACAATGCATCTCATTTGCTCTAAGAGATACAAAGGAGTAATATCAGCATCCACAAGCACTTTATCTATTTCGTCTCTTATCAATTTCTGTACCCTCTTTGCTTTTAATAAAATTTTGGCTTGACCTTCCGCATAGCGACGATTATTAGTAGGGTATGCTTTTAGGAAAGCATCTATTATATTCTCACCCTTAGCCACAAACTGAGCAAACAAAAACTCTCTTTGTGTTGTCTCTTTCTTCTCAATTTTGTGTCTATAAGCACTTTTATTAGCCAAGCCAAATGAGTAAAGATTCTTTCTAGGTTCTCCTTCTATCTTAACTTTCTCATCGCAAACAAAAGTTCCCAGAGGTATCCTGATATAATTTCTAATTACTTTATTAGAAGCGGATGCTCGCAACTCCCCGCGTTTCAAAACCTGACAAACTTGCCTATCGTCTGAAACTACCCAGCTACCCTCGGTGCCTTTCCTCCAATTGCTGACAACATCAACTTCAGGATTGTACCTCTGGAATTCTTTAACACTTTCATAAATAGGATGATTTACTTTTTTTATTTTTCTAGTAATCATCTATTATTCAATATAAGCTGTTTTATACATAAAGTCAAGATTACTTAGCAGTTGACCTTATAAATATATTCTTTTCAGATACATTGTTCTTACCTCTAATATGAGGAGACATACAGCCATTACAGTAATATAACTCATATCTGCTTGAACCAGTATAGTAATACTTCCCAACACTGTCTAATGAGTCACTACCACAAGAAGAACATACATTTTCTTCCATCATTACTGCTATATTAGGATGTCCAGATATATAAGGTCTAAGCTTTAAGTACATCTG